TTCAGTATAGCCGAAAAAAAACCCCTGTCAAGCAGGGGCCAAAGTTTCCACCCTAGAGGAACTTATCCGTAGCGTTTTTCAAACAGCTTCTCTACCTTTGCACGGTAGGCAGCATCTGACTTGTACTTAGGATCAGCAACCATGCCAGCCAAGTCTTCATCAGACATAGCACCTTCAGCATTGTTGTTCTTGATTGTGTCCACAGGAACACGACCTTCGTAGGTTTCACGCAGCTTCATCAGTGCTTTCATGCCATTTGCTGTTCCACCCCAGACTTTGTATTCCTCAAAGTCATCAGCAGACCAGATGCCCTTTTGCACCATGCCACGCGCCCAAGAAGTCATATTGCCAATAATTGCATCGGCATTAGGACCAAGAGCTTCACGCTCACGCTTGGCTGACAACTGGGCTTGTTGTACTTGTTCAGCACCCATGCCAGTAATTTGCTTTGCCAAGTCTTCAAAAGCCTGCTGGCTGATACCGTATTTACCAGCCCATTCAGTGTAGGCTTTGGCAACAGGGTCATCTGCCTTCAGGTTAGCAGCCTCAAGGTCGTATTTACCGCCTTCAGGTGCTTTGTGTTTACCAGATCGAAACTGCTTTTCCAGTTCGCTGTAAGACTTGCTGATACCTTCTAAGTCAGGCTCGGCTTTGTCTTTGTTCCAGAACTTCTCAGGCCAGAAGTCAGGACGCTCAATTGGCGTATTGTCTTCTTCACCAGCAGGTTTCTGAATGTGGTCGAGGTTCGATTGCTCTTGGCTCGTGGTTGTCTGCTCGTCTTCAATGGTTACATTGTCAAGCAGGCCAGAGTTGTCATTTGCGTCTTCACTCATTGGTTTTTAGCTCTCTTAATACGGGCTTCAATTTCACGGATGACAGTGTTTTGTCCTTCCCTCCATTGCCCAAAGGAGGAATCCGTGCCTGGTTGCCAACATGGTTGCTCAAGATAGTTTTCTCGCAGCCATGCCAGCACCTTCTGTCCTTCATCAGTGCCAAATGTACGGGCAATGAGAAGGTTAATGTCAATGTGCTTCTGATCCAATTCGATGACTTGTGAGCCACCTTCCAAGTCATCCCAGCTCATGCGTCTTGAGCGCCTTCAAACTCAGGCTTTTGCTTGATGATTGCGTACAAGGCAGCACGGTCAGCACCTGCAACGTACTCAGCACCAGCGATTTGCACCTTACCTGCGCTCAAAGGTTGCTTGCCAGCATCACGGGCTTCTTTGCTTGCGTAGCCGTAGAAGGTCACTTCTGTTCCTTGACCTTTGAAGTCTTCTTGTACTGCTCCGATGTTCCAATACTGGGCAGGAATACCGAAGTCTGTGTCTACCGATTTGATTAGGGCCATTTAAGGTTCTCCAAAGTTAAGTTAAGCGATAACCGCTAGTTTACGAACAGTGCCACCACTGTCCTTGATTGTGATGTAGCCTGTGATTGGGGCATCAGCAGAGGCCGTTAAAGTACCAAACCTGACGTTACCTGTTCCCTTTGGTGTCAGGGTAAGGTCTATGTTTGTGTCTGAGCCTTCAACACCAAAAATCGGTGCAGAGCCTGCGACAGCTCCTGTTACGTAACTGAAGTTAACGCCGCTTGTAACTCCATTAACTGAAAAGGAGCGGATTCCCCGTGGTTGTAAACGTACATCTGCTGCACCAACAGTTTCCAAATACAAAACACCAGTGCCTTTTGAACGGACAGCAAGACCAATGTTTGAATCACTACCTTGAGCAGTCATTGAAGGTGCGCCACCAGTAGCCGCCCCAGTAACCTGTACGTAGTTCACAGCAGAGGCTGTGTGGGAGACACGAAGTTGTTCGCTTGCTTGTAGACCGCCTGTGTAAAAAGATGATGGCCCTGTGTTTGTACTAAAACCAAGCGTTGCAGTTGAGGTAGGTTGATACAAACCAGCAACAGCAGAACCACCAGCACCACCGCCGTTAATCAACAAAGGTCTTGTGCCGTCGCCTACGTTTACGATTCTTACTTGTTCACCAACAGGCGTATAAAAACTAAGCCCAGTAGATGAAGACCCACCTAATGTTTTGATTTGCGTACCAGACCCCACAGTAGCATAAGCAGCAGCACCAGAGCCACCACCACCTGAGAAGGTCACTGTTGGTTGTTCTACGTAGCCACTACCTGCGTTGGTGATGGTGAATGTCGTGTTAACAGCACCAGCGGTAACGGTACAAGTAGCGGTAGCTTGAACGCCACCAGCAGTAGTTGGAGCTGAAATTGTTACTGTCGGGGCAGACGTATACCCACTACCCGCAGCAGTCCTAGTAATAGCAGTAACAGTCCCGCCGTTACTAATGTTCACACCTCTAGAGCCAGCAGCTAGGTCAATGGCTCCTGTGCCTTTGCTTTGGAATACTTGGGAGATGTTGGTGTCGTTACCTTGAGTTCCAAAAACCGGCGATTGCCCTGCCACAGAACCAAATACGTTAAAAGAATTAACTGCGTTTTGTGTTCCATCTATACGTAACTGCGTATAAGAGCCGCTCCCGCTCATTAAGCGCCAAGCGCCACTGCCCTTTGTTGTCAGCCATCCCGATACTGTTGCATCAGACCCCTGTAAAGAAATAACAGGAAAGCCGCCAGTAGCAGCACCTGTTACCTGAACATAGTTGACTGCGGATGCTGTGTGGGAGACAGCCATTTGAGTTGTCAGTGTGCTTCTTGTAGCAAAGTTAATTGTGTTATATGCAGACAAGGCGGTTTGACCTGTTGCATAAGTTGCTTTCAAGACAGCATTATTGTCGCCTAAATCTATTTCAGCAATTTGTCCAGATACCCATCCTCCACTTGGTATTAGAGAAACAATACCCGTACCTTTTGGAACTAAATTTAAATTGACGTTAGACGCAGTGCCTCCAGCGTAAACGCCAGTATTAGCAGTCAACGTAGTAAACGTACCAGCAGCAGGGGTTGTGCCACCTATGGCAGGAGGGCTAGACAAATCAATGTCTGATCCATTTAACGTATCCCAAACAAAGTTTGTTCCATCAGTTTTGATGTACTTGTTGGCGTTGCTTGTCCTAGTCTTGTAAAACTCAGCAAGCGCAACTAACTCAGCTTGACGATCTGTCAGCTTGTCATCACGACCACCGCCACCACCGCCAGTAGGCATAGTGATCCACTTACCCCAAACACCAGGCTCTGATTCAAAACGAATCATCAAGCCTTTCTTTTCATGTTTAGGCATTGGCCCAATAGGACCAGTAAAACCACGCTCACCCATAGGACCAGGTAAACCATCACGACCATTGGAGCCAGCATCACCTTTTTCACCACGGTCACCTTTGTCTCCTTTAGGTCCAACTGGACCTTGAGGACCAGATAAACCTTGTTCTCCACGGTCACCTTTAAGTCCATCAACGCCATCACGACCATTAGTGCCATTGCGACCAGGCAAGCCTTGATCGCCTTTCTCTCCTTGATCGCCTTTTTCGCCACGCTCACCTTTGCTTGCAACCTGTCTTTCAACAGACTTAGCAAGCTCAATAGCTTTGGCTGCGGCTAGTCGTGCGACTTCATCACGCATTAGCAACTCCTTGTGCTGGCGCACCCAGTGCTTGCATCAATTGCTGATCTCCAGCAGTAGGTGCGTTTTGTGCCATTTGTGCTTGTTGTGCGGCTTGTGCCATCTGCTCCATCATAGCCTTACGCTCCTCTGGACCAGCACGTACAACAGCAGGCACACCCAACTTGTCAGCAATGTAATCAACGGCTGAACCAGCCTTGATAGCCATCTGACCTTCTGGGCCAAGACCTTGTGCAATCTGCATGAACTGAATGATGTTGTTTACTTCGTCCAAGTTTTGAGCCATAGCCAATGGAGACACTGGGCTGACCTTAACTTCAAGGCCGTTAACCTTCAAAGGCAAGTCAATCATGCCGTCTTCGTCCATAACTTCCAAGACCTTGGTAACCAATGGAATCATGGTTTCGTTAATCAGACGACCAAAGGCAGAGCCAAGGTTCTGAGACAACTCTTTCATACGTTCAACCACCTCAGTAGCTGAACGGGCGCTCATGTTGTCTGGTGGCAAAGATTCATCCAGCAAGGTACGCTTGATAGACTGCACCAAGTCATTGATAACCAACTGGCTCACGTTGAAGTCACCAGCTTTAGGCAATGGCTTCAGTGCTTCACCCTGTGGACCGCCGTTACGGGCAACAGGAATGATTGCACCAGGTGTGATCTTGATAGTGGCAGGGTTCAACACGCCATCATCAGCCGCTGTGTAAACACCAGTGATAGCCAATGAAGCGTTCTTCAACAGCAATTCTTTGGTCTTATTCAGCGTCTTGATGTCAGGCAATGCAGTCAAGACTGGACCACGACCATAAATTTCACCAGCAACTTTCATGTAGCGGCTGACAATCCAAGGAGATGTCTTTTTCTTGCGGTACACCAACTGAGATTTAGACTTCTCATGGATGACGTAGTAGCCGTAGTCACCAGTGTCGTAGTTGTAGATGGTTGCTTCAACCAAGTCAACGTCAGCAGTAGGCTTGTCCATGATCTGCTGTTGCAAATCAGAAGGAATGTCAGCGTCTTTCCACTGTTGCTGGATTGACTCACCCTTGATACGCATCTTGCGATAGACGTTATCCACTTGACCATTAGCGCCTTCTTCAAAGCACACAAGGTATTGCGGAACAGGTATAAAGTTGATTGGGTTAACAGCATCGCCACGCTGAACCAGCATCACGGCAGTACCAACAGACAAGTCCAACAAGAACTCGCCCATAGCAATGTCAAAGTTTGACTGCTTGAGAACGGCAAACATCTTGTCGTTGTAAACATCTAACACTGTTTGAGCTTGTGTGCGACGACCCATTGGAATCTCAGTACCAGGCTCAAGGCGACACCACTTGCGTTGTGGAGGGAAGATGCCTGATTGCAGACGGTTAGCAAAACGCTGAGTCGAGTTGATTGCAGTCGAGTCAAATACACGAGCCATCTTCTTCTTGCCGCCTACCTTGCCTTCGTACTCGCCACCGTACAGGTTGCGTTGTGGAAGTGCAAACTCCATAGCGTCCTCATACAAGCTACGGAAGTCATCTTTACGGGTCTGAGCAATCTTGTGACGCTCAATGATCTTATCTACGGTAATCTTTGCCATGTTATTTCCCTTATTCGTACCATTCCAATTGGAGGTGAGCAGCGTGTGCTGTACCGTTCACGTTTGTTAACCTGAACAAATAATTGGTCAATGGCTTCAATACGTACTCAAGTGATCCAGCAGATCCGCCACCAGCCTTCTTGCCAGAACCACCAGGAATTATTTGTGCGTCCAACTCTGTTCCAACAGAAGTCACAGTTGGATTGATAACCATAGCTACTTGGCTAGGATTACTTACAGAGTAGTTACGGTTTCTGTTGATTGGCGTAAATGAAGTTCCACCAGTTGTAGATGTGCCTTCATAAATATACAATTCAGCATCACCAAGACACAGTGCATCAATGGTTATGTGCGGTGTTATGCCAGAAGGTGAAGCAAGCACAATGTCAATGCTTGCACCAGCACCTAGTGGAGATGAGTCTGGATAGACTTTGTAAGCAAAGAATGCACGACCATCATGGTTACGTTGATGATTGACATCAACCATGATTAGTGGAGCATCAGCTCCAGCTACTGCGTAAGTACCGTTGTTTAGTTTCTGAACTGGAGTAGTAAACCGTGACTTGGTTGTAACTGACTCAAGTTCTACAGGCGTGATTGCCATTATTTCTTCGCGGCTCTACGCGCCTCGCTAAGAGAAATAGCAACTGCTTGCTTTTCGTTCTTCACAACAGGACCGCCTTTGCCTGAGTGCAGGCTACCAGCCTTGTACTCACGCATGACTTTGGCGACCTTCTTCTGGAACTTGTCCTTCTTGTCCATGATTAGCCACCAAGCGTTTGCTGGATGCCCAACTCGGCATCAGGACGCTCTTGAGACAGCAACATACGCTGACCACCGCCACGACGAGCAATGATTCGCTTTTGTGTGTCTTGAGCTAGCTGGCTTTCTTTGGCAACAGTCGCAGCCTCTTGCTTTTCAATAGCAGCAGTTTGCTTTGCCATTTGCTGACGAGCTGCGCTACCGTCATCAATGCCCATCAAATCACCAACAACGCTTCCCATATTAAGTCCTCGACATCAAATAATAGTCAGAGCCGTCTGGACCATATCTCATCATCATCCCGTCGATGTTGAATCCAAT